GGCATTTATTTGGAAGGTGGCGGATGTTCTGGTTACCAAATGAAACTGAAACCAGAGACAGAGATTCCATCAGACGCAAAAATGTTGTCAGAGACGATTTTTTCTGATGACGCTTCTTTGACGCTTTTGGGTGATGCAGTAATGGATTGGGATGATGATCCTTTTCGTCCTTCTTTCCATTTTACACCGCCTACAGGTTCGACTTCTTGTGGATGTGGTAATAGCTTTACTGTATGAGTGACGGGTGGTTTGCCCTATTGATGATAATCCTAATCTTTGGAATATCTATAGGTTCTGCATTGTTAGCAAATTGTTTATTATTAAATGAAATCTGTTCTTAAGGAGACAACATGGAGAAATGGAAAGAATTAGGAAAGCGAAAGAAATTTTTGATTGTGGTTGGCGTAATTGTTATAATAGCCGTGGTCGGTTGGGTTACTGGCTGGTGGTCATCGCCACCTGCAGTCTAGTAGGATGCTCACACCTGAAGACAGGGCTGGCAACGAGCGCCATTGTCGGTGCGACGACTGCCTTAGTTCCGGCTGCGATTGTTGCTCCAGCGGTCCTAGGAGGAGTAACGGCTGCGACTGTCTCTGCGATAACTGCGGAGAGTCGAGTGAAAGGGGAGCCGATTAACGTGACTGCTGATACAGTTGTTCAAGAAGCACCTGCGAATTTCTGGACCTTATTGGGCCAGCTAATTGAAATGGGAGGTTGGGCATTAATTTTAATAGTAATAGTGCCGATGGTCTTCTCTTGGTTAATGCCGGGTCCGATTCAGTTTAAGGGAAAAAAGAGTAAAAAATAATGGCGAGAGATTATCGTAAGGAATATGATAATTATCATAAGAAGCCAGCACAGCGAAAGAGAAGGGGTGCTAGGGTTCAGGCTGCGCGAGATATGAAAAAGGCCGGGCGACATAAGAAAGGAATGGATGTCCATCATAAGGATGGTAATCCCAGAAATAATTCATTAAGTAATTTAAAGATGGCAAGTAAGAAAACTAACCGGAGCGTGAGTCCGGGAAGACCGAGGAAGAAAAGTGGCAAAAAAAAGTAAATATGAATCTGTATGGACAGAGGCAATGAGCCGAAGAGTGTCAAATTTATTTGATGCTGGCGGTTCAATTGCGGAAGTCAGCAGAATGATGGGCATTAGCCGAAGCACCTTCCATGCTTGGATAGTTGGAACCGATGTACTAAAGAAGCCTTTCAGGGAGATTGTAAGTCTTGGAAAGGAAGCTTCTGAAGCTTGGTGGCTCCAGCAGGGCAGGGAGAATATAGACAATAGAAGTTTTAATAATAGTCTTTGGGCCCTGAACATGGTTAACAGGTTCAGCTGGAATTCTAATAAGAAAGAAGAAAGGAAAGAGATTGAATATAAAGGAGCTGTTGAAGTTAAGAAGGCAGTTGATGTTCAGGGCGTTCTTGAGAAAGCTTTTGCTCAAAGCGCAGAAGAAATTAAAAAGAGTATTCATTAGGGGGTGCAATGGTATCGACAGGAAGAAAAGTTAGTTCCCTTTCTGGACGCGGGTCCGATTCCCGCCACCTCCACCAGAGGATTTAGTTATGCCAGAAGGAAGAGATTTAGCCGAGGCTATGGCTGCAAGAGATGCTAGAGCAGAAAGAGATTGGGATGGTGCTGCTGCTGCTGCCGATATAGATATTGGAATGGCAGGGGGAGGTTATACTCCGGTTGGTGATCCAAGAGATTTCAGAGCGGGGCCAGATGTTCCAGACATGCCAAGTCCAGATGTTATCGCTGCAATAGCTGATCAATTAGATGCTGCTTCTAATGTGCCTGCTGCAGTAGCTGTTGATCAGCAGGGTGACAGGCTGAGTAATGCTCAGGTTCAGGCTCTAATAAATCTTCAGGATCAGTATCAAACTCAAGACTCTTTAGGGAATACTACATCCGTTCGAGATACTTGGTCTAATCCTTATGTAAGTCAGAATTATTCTGATTTTGGGATGGCGGGACAAGACCCCAGACTTGGTCAAAGTTTAGTTTCTAGCGGTCTTAATTATGCCGACGCAATGGCGATAGATGTCCGTCGTCAAGAACTTATGGGTGAATTAGATAGACTGAATACTTTATCAACACAAGCCTCTGATGTAACACAACCCTTCCCTTCTGAATGGTCTCAGCCCGATGAATGGGGGATGGAAAATGTCCAACAAGGATGGACAGGATGGGATCAGGATGTTTTAGGCCAACCGGGGCTTCCCGATCCAAATGCCAGAAGAAGTTGGGAGATTAATAATCCGTCTCCTCTAGACTCTTCGATTCCATTCGTTTCTGATTATCAAGACGCTGGAATGCCAAATGTCCGGTTATATGCCCCAACTATATTCGATGATCCGGGAATGCCTAATATTGGACTTACTCAAGCCTCTATAGCAGAAGGCGTTATGGGTGCTCCGGGCACTTATTCCGGCACAGTAAACCCATACGACAGAGCTAGAGAGGCTTCTCTTGCTTTCGATGAATATGAAATGCCGAGCAGACAACAGCAGAGAAGAGCTGCTTCTATAGCAGCATCCCCTTTTGATGCGGGTGTTATGCCCGGTTGGTTAGGCCCTCAATTTGATTCGACCATGGATGTGGGTGCTGGGTCTTTCCCAGAAGATATTGAAGATGAGTGGGGAATGTCTGATGTTAGACTTGATCAAGAGATCGAGAGAGTGGCTGCAGGTATAGTAGCCGAGGGTGAAGGGATACTTCAAGGCCCGGTAACGAAAGAAGAGCTGGAAAGGGTAAGCACTCCAGCTGATTTGGATAAGCTTGTAAAGACGGATGTCTTGGAGAAGAGTAAAAAACTCACGAAGGAAGAGAAGGAGGCTAATGTTCTTGCAAGGAGAAAAGCTGAAGAGAGTTATGTCGCCTTTAGAGATGAATTAAATTTCAGGGTAGAGGTTGCTAAATCGGGATTAGCTAAAGAGATAAAAGATCATGGGACAAAATCTAAGGAAGCAAAAAAGGCTAGGAGCATACTAAGGGGTAGAGAAGCTGATGTAAGAATGTGGGAAAGGTCTGATATTTATAACAAATCTTATGGAATGGTCAATAGGTCATTTTTATCCAACCTTGGGCCGATGAAGCTCCTGACTGGAATTGAAAATATTTTCCATTCTTGGGGCAAAACTGAAAGACGCGCTCCCCAAGACCTTTTAGATCACATGAAGGAGAATCCTGAGCAATATGAGAAGGTAGGCGCGGAAATTAGCGCAGCTCAACTCGTTAGAAATATGTATCCTTTCCTTAGAAAAGCTCCTGTGGATGTGGCTGCAGCTGCAGCAAGAGAGCCAGCTTACTTAAGATATCTTATTAACCTGAATGTCAATAAACAACCTATTCCGACATCCTATTCTTCTAATTGGAAAAATGATGTATCGGATGCATGGATATATGGTTAGAGATGCCGATTAAAAGATGTACTCTTCCCAAAGGGAAGAAAGGGTGGAAATGGGGTAATAAGGGGAAATGTTATCCAACTAGAAAACAAGCGGAGAAACAGGCTCGTGCTGCTTATTCCGCTGGTTACAAAGGTTAGGGGGCTGGTGTGCTGCCCAAGATAGCAAAGAGCGTTGAATATAAAAACAATAATGCTGACGCTGCAAAAAAGTTTGCCGAATGGGCTCACACTGCCCCGTTTAATCGAGTTATTGAAGCTTATGCCGATTGTCACCGCGATTCTAATATTGACGATTCTTTTATTAGGACTCTGGGCCAGTTGGATCGTTATTATCTTGGGGTCTTTTTGTGTAACCGTCATGATATGGTTCACCCGTGGATATATGAAAGATGCAGAGAAGTAGAATCAGCCCCGGATAGTCATCTAGACTTATGGGCCCGGTTTCATTATAAGAGTTCAATCATTACCTTTTTAGGAACGATACAAGAAGTTTTATTAAATCCTGATATTACGATAGGGTTGTTGTCATTTTCTGCTAGACAAGCGAAGCCATTCCTTCGCCAGATTATGCAGGAATTTGATTCAAATGAAAAACTTAAACAACTCTACCCAGATATTCTCTGGGAGAAGCCTAGACTACAGGCTCCTAAATGGGCTGAGAATGAAGGTATATGTGTTAGGCGATTTGCTAACCCGAAGGAACAAACTATTGAGGCCCACGGACTTGTGGATGGTCAGCCTACTGGACGACATTTTGATCTTATTATTTATGACGACGTAGTGGTTCAGGATTCTGTTACAACACCGGAGCAGATTAAGAAGACCACAACTCAGTGGGAGCTTTCTCTAAACTTGGGTTCTACTCATAATCCCAGATATCAGTACGCGGGTACGCGATACTCGTATGGGGATACTTATGGGACCATTCTTCAGAGGGCAGCGGTAAAGCCTAGAATTCATCCAGCTACAATAAATGGTAAAATGGATGGTGAGCCTGTGTTTCTCCAGCCGGAAAGATGGGAGGAGATTAAGAAGACTACATCTACTTATACGGTAGCTTGCCAACAGTTGTTGAATCCTATTGCAGGTTCAGATGTTGCGTTTAAGGAAGAGTGGTGGAATGAATGGGAAATTCGTCCTTACACGATGAATGCTTATATTATGTGTGATCCGGCCCATTCTCGAAAGAGGGAGTCAAATAGGACGGCAATTGCTGTTGTTGGGGTTGACGGGAATTACAATAAGTTTCTTCTTGATGGGATTTGCCATAGACTTTCTTTGTCTGAAAGATGGGACGCTTTGAAGATGTTTAGATCGAAGTGGAAAAGGGCGCCCGGAATCAGAGAGGTTAAGGTCGGCTATGAAAGATATGGAGCTCAGTCGGATATAGAACATTTCAAAGAAATGATGAGGATTGATGGGAGTTCATTTCCTGTCTATGAATTAAACTGGACAGGTGGCGGAGGTCCTCAGTCGAAGAGAGATCGCATTCAAAGACTTGAGCCTGATCTCAAGGATGGTTCATTTTTCTTTCCTTACCCGACAGATGAGAAAAGATTGACTTCTCATCAAAAAGAATATAAAATTAAAAAACAAGAATATCTTATTTCAAAAAAGATACTGAGACGGGATGAAGAGGGGAAGGTGTACGATTTGGTAGATTGGGTCAGAAGGAATGAGTACATGTTATTTCCCACGATTCATCCGGATTTTTTAGATGCGCTTTCAAGGATATATGACATGGAGCCAATGCCACCTATTTCTAGAAATAGACGTTCATTGGAGCCTGACGCAGAGGCAAGATTTTAATGAGAAGATTTAGAATTGGAGGAAGACGGGTAGGCCCACCACGCAGAGTGGCTTACAGAATGACGAATGGTCGTAAATTTTACGAAAAAAGCCCAAGGACTTTCCCTTATGGGAATATGCCTTATTTCCAAAACTACTATGTGGTTGATAACTATGTGAGTGATGCATAATGGCAGAAATTACGTTAAGAGAAATAAAGGGAAGCCCCCTTACATTCGCAGAAGCAGATGCTAATTTTGAAAATTTAAACACTGATAAGCAGGAAACAATTCCTAATTTAACTATTGTTACTAGCGCAGATATGGCTACGGATAAGATATCATTTTATGATACATCTGCTGGCGCTACAAGATCAATCTTATTTAACAAACTTACAGCTTTTTCAGAAAGAACTCTAGTTGTTAAATGTGTTGCTGATACTATTGGTCCCTCTGTAGGGAATGGAATTACGCATGTTACAATACCGTCTACACTTGATGGAAAGAATTTACAATCTGCTCAGGCTCATGTATATACAGCGGGTACTGGAAGTACGACAACTGTTCAATTACATAATCTAACAGATGGTCAGGATATGCTTTCAACCGCTATAACTATTGATTCAGGAGAGAAAGATTCTTCTACAGCAGCTACTCCTTCTGTAGTAGGCTCTTATGGGGGAGTCTCGACTGCCGACGTTATTAGAATAGATGTTGATGTTGTAGCCACAAATACTTTAGGTTTAGAAATAAGGATGGTGTTTAATACATGAGTCTTCAGATAGGAGTGCATTCAGAACCCCCCTTGGTTGGTGTTGAAAAACTGCATCCAATACCGGAAATTATCTGCGAAGTAAATGAGGATAAGGATAAGATAAGGGAAAATATAAAATCTAATATAAAGTTAGATTTACCACAAGTTAGACCATATGAAACTCAATGGGAAAAGACTGTAAATTTAGTTTGTGGTGGCTCTTCTTTAAATGATGATAAAGTTTATCAACATCTTTTGGATAAGTTCCTTAGAGGTATAAAAGTTATTACTGTTAATGGGGCTTATAAATGGTGTTTAGATAGAGATATTAAACCATCTGCTCAGATTGTATTAGACAGTAGAGAATTTAATAATAGATTTGTTGATCCTATTATCGACAAGTGCAAGTATCTTATTAGTTCTCAATGTCACCCTTCTATGTTTGAAAAGCTTAAGGGAAGGGATGTATATATATGGCATTGTGCTGGCGATGATAATTTCGATCTTTTGAAAGAGACTTATGGAAATGATTATTTTCCAATAATGGGAGGTTCTACAGTTACTTCTAGGGCTATCCATTTATTGAGAATGTTAGGATTTCCCAAGATGGAGATTTATGGATTTGACAGTTGTGTTATGGAGCATCATCATGCGTATGAGCAATCTGAAAATGATGATGAGGGAGTTTTAAGTATTATGGTATCTGGGAGAGAGTTTAAATGTACTGCAGCCCATTATCATCAAGCAAAAGAGTTCGTTGATATGATTTCTAAAACCGGCGAACACTACGATTTGGCTGTACATGGGGATGGCCTAATTTCACATATAATTAA